ACCACCTTCTCGGCGCGGCAACCAAAAATCTTCCAACATGGACATATGTTTGCGGTCATCTTTGAGTTGACCTGTATTTGAATCGTAGACAATCTTATTGCGATAACGAGACATGATGTCTTTCATATACGCTTCGGATTTGTTACGAGGCATATTGCCCACATCGATATAGAAGATGCGCCGTTCAGGCGCACGAGCGAGACGATAGATGACAAGACTGTCTTCCATCATACGCAATTGGTTAATCGGTTTCAGTGCCTTGTGGAGATAGGATACAACCTGTCTCTTACTTGGGTCAAGAAGACCTGATGACACATATGAGATAGAGTCAGGAGAGAGTCTTACGCCTTGGTTCTGTCCTGCCTTCTCTTGATAGATGTAAAACTCATTGACCTTCTCGACAACCTTTGCGCCTGTCACTTGGTCTTTTTTATATTTTACTTCTTTAACTTTACGAATCTTTGCGGCATCAATCGTTCTGATTTCTTGGATGCCCGCTTTAAGATTTGATTCATTGACTACGAGGTGGTGATATACTCTACCATCAACATAGAATGAACGGAAAATGTCGTGACCCAAATCACCGAACTTCAACATTGAATAGATGTTGTTGAACTCTTCGGTCATGGTCTTTTTGATGTTATCTGGTGCGTCTACATCGTCCAGATTTATTTCGCAGGAGATACCGATTTCTGAACCAACGATTGATTCATTCACAATGTCTTCGACTGCGGCATCTACTTCAGGGTGAGATGCGACACCACGATATTTTAGAATAAGTTGTTGATTGTCCTTCGCCTGTGCGCCATCCATGTCAATGTATTGACCATAGTGACTACCAGACGCAGTAACGTAACCCGCACCATCTTCATCGGTTGGGGCTACAATAGATTTTAGTTTATCTTTCTCCTTCGGTTGTTCGGATGCTCTTTTGAGTTCAAATCCGAATAACTTAAAGATACTATTGTCTTGTTCTGCCATAATTATCCTATCAAAAACTTATAGGTATAGGGAAGGGACGTAATGCCCCTTCCCCTCTACTTATAACCAGATTAACTGGTTGTGTCTGATTCCCAGTATTGAACTTGGAACTCAACAGTGAACTCTTCCACAGCGTCATTCGTTTCGTAACTAACTTCAATTTCACTGATGTTAGTTGGGAAACAACCACGGAAGTTGTATGTTTTCAGAATGCTTTCATCTCTGTCCAGTTGCTCAACAACGAGGTCTGCTTGATAATCCACTGGATTGGTCAAACCTGTGTTCGCAGCGTGAGAGTTGATGCCGTTCATCCAACGTTCCATTGCGTTACGAACATTGAAGTCCGTATCGTTAAGAACAGTTACCGTCCAAGGTTCAAACGTGCGGTCACCAGCAATTTTCAACTGTCGCCCACGAAATGGAATTTCGATTGGTGCGATGATTGATGCTGGCAACTGAGCAGCCTTACACAGGAATGATGTCAGTTCGACATCACCACCCGCATAGCCTGGAAAGTTGACAGTGGCTTTGAAGAGATTAGGACGAGCGCCCCCACCTCTGAGTTTTGACTTAAAGTCATCTACGCCTAAGATTGCCATTTTTCCTTACTCCTTAAACTGTGCCAACAACTTCTTCAAACTCTACACCAGTTCTAACTGCGACAAAGTTCAGTGTCACATAGTTGATAGAACGGGCAGGCTTGATGAAGATGCTTGCGATGAATTCGTTACGGTCAACAACCGCAGGAGTGTTGTTCGTTTCGTCACAGACCACACGGAAGTCCGTAATACCACGGCGACCTTGAATCTCACGAAGGAACGGTTCAACGATGTTGACGAACTCCGCACGAGTAAACTCGTCATTGAATTCGAACATTACACCGCGACCTGCGATAGCAATCGCACGTTCAATACCCAAGAAGAGACGGCGGACATTGATTCGGTCAAATGCACTTGGACGCGATTCATTTGTCTTGTCACCGAAGAGCATGATGCCTTCGCCTGGGATATTTGCGATTGGGTTGATACCAGCCTTGTAGAGAGCGTCTCTCTCTGCTTTGGTTGGCGATAAAACAATATCTGTGATACCGACATATCTACCTCTACGAGAACCAGCAGGAGAGAACCATGGCGCAGCAACCAAGTCGGTAGCAGCCATCAAACCAGCGGTTGAGGAGTTAGCAGGAATCTTGATGTATTTGTCATTATACTTGTCAAATACTTTGATATAGTTGTTATCTTGAACCAAGTAAGATGACTTGGTATATGTGTTGTTACATGCGAGGACAGCAGCATTAGTGCCTGTCGTAACAACCGCAGCACGAGATGGTGATGCGACTGCAACACAGTCTTTACGAGTTGTGCCTGCGATTGCAACAAGGTCATTCACAACAGTTGTTGCTGTTGCGTCTGACAATGATTCAGGAGCAATCAGGAAGTCAACTTCGATGTTGTCTTTGTCTTCGAACTTGTCAAAACCACGAAGAACATCGTCTGTTCCGAGTGAACTTGAAGTCACACCAGAGGCGAATGACCAAGTGCTTTGAGCAGATGAATACTTGTTGTCTGATTTGAAATCCTCACCAGATGTGCTTGCGGCTGTTCCCCAGTTAGCACCAACGAAGTCGTTGAGTGAATCTGAGTCACCATTTGCATGGAAGTCACCAGCGTATACCCATTGAGAACGCAGTTTCAGAACATCTTTATAGTAGTTGGATGTTCCATCACTTGCTTTCGCGTTGGACGCAACAGACAGAAACGGGAATGTTTCCAGAATGGTGCCAGCAGTTCCAGTGATATCACCGTCTTCGTCAATGACTACAACGTGAATCTCATCGTTCTTACCACCAAGGTCAGATACGAATGTTGAAGTGCCAGGCGCTGCATCAAATGACGAAGCATATGTCCATGCGTTAAAGTTGGTTGTCCCACCATTATCGGAGTCAGAACCCACGATAGAGATTTTCAGGGAGTTACCAAGTGAGCCTGGATATTTTGCGATAAATGCGCCATCCGAACTATCGAGGGAAAGACCTTCGAATGCGTCCAGAGTATTGATTGTTTGTGCTGTAAGTGAACCGAGGTTTGTGTTGTTAGCAACAGCATTTACGCCATCACTATCTTGTTCGCGCACAACATAGAGTGAGTTAGAATATCTTAAAAAATATGCGGCAGAATGGAAATCTACCGTGTTGTCATCGGTTGGTGCGGAGAAAGTAGATACAAGACCCGACTCGTCTGATACGAGCGTTGCTTGACCCACAGGCCCCCAACCGAAGTTCCCCACAAATGCACCAGTCGAAGTTTGAACGTTAGGCACTACGCCAGTAAGGTCAATTTCTTTAACTGTTACAGCAGGAGAAGCAGAGGGTGTAAAAAGTGCCATAACTTTTTCCTTTTTCGTTTATCTAATTATAAGTTTCTCATAATACGGTAGTTTCAATACTTTTATTTATAAGTATTGATATTTTACCAATCTTCGACACCAATGTTCGGATTTTGAAAGTTATGCCAACCTTGTTGCTCTCTCAAATCTTCTAATTCGGCGTTATCTAATCCATCATCAATGAATCCAACAGGTGGAACATCGTCTTCGATTTCTTTCATTTTTCTTTCAAACATCATCTGTTTAAGGTTAATATCTGTCATATCGGCAAAGTATTGTGTTGAAACAAAATATCCGAACATTACAAGGTTCATCATCAAATCGTCATGGTTTCCATCTGATGCTTCGTATGACTGACCCTTTGATACGAATGTGGATATTTCTAGGATACTATTTTCGTCAACAATGTCAAGTTTCTTCTCTTCAAGAATATCCTTGATTGCAGAACAACCTAATCGTTTCACCTTTCTGTTCATCTCAATCCCAATACGGTCTGCTTTCACCGCAGATTCCATATGTAGATTATCATACTCCAAGTCCTGATATAGTCCATTACATACGACAGTGCCTTGGTCATTGGACTCAATGATAGTATATGCCTCATTATAGAGTTTAGCATACTTATATATAATGTTAGGAAAGAGCAACGGAGATATAGTGTTGTTGCGATAAACGGCCACCTGTTTGAAAGGTCTAGTGCCAATGTCGATTACCGTAAAGGTTGAATAATCCTGTCCTCTTCCTTTTGACACATCTACGGTCATGATATATTCATGATTGGGTTGTGGTTTCTCATAGACCAGTAGGTCTCCACCTTCAAGAACATCTGTTGGTGGTTTAGCACGAAATGATAACAACGTATCTGCGTTGATTAGTGAATCACCTGTCCCAAAGAAGGTGTTTCCGAACTCTTGGTCGAATTGTAACTGAGAGGTATTTGCGATGGTCTGTGCTTTCCATTCCTCATCCCTGCCTGGCACATCATACCAGTTTACCGTGAACGGCGTGAACTCGTTAATTCCTTGAACCGCTCCCTCCCAGATTTTATGGAATGTATTGCCAATGCCGTTTGCAGTTGACGTAATGATGACCTTTGTCTCTTTACCAGCCGAGACCACTGGATAGGTTGAAGTATAAAACTCATTCGCTCTTTCCACGAAGGCAAACTCATCAAGGAATAGTAGATTAACTGACAGACCCCTAATGGAACTACCAGAGGTAGCACTGGCAATAATGCGACTATTATTACTAAACTCAATAGAACCTTTGTTGAGTGCTTTACAGCCTGGTTGTAGAAAAAAGGGAAGATTTTCCAACATGAGAGTAACCCGCGCCAACATCTCACGAGCAACTGCCCCTTTGTTTGCGAGAATCGCAATCGTCTTCTCGCTATGAAAACAAGCATACCATAGTAGATAACCAACAGAGCTAATCGACTTACCCGATTGGCGACACGCCAGAACGATAGAAAATCTGTTATCATTAAAATGTTTGAACATCTGTTCCTGATAAGGATATAGTTCGAAAGGAACTAGACCTTCATCAAGAGAGATAACTTTCAGGTAATTTTTACAGAAGTATACAGGGTCTTTGCCACACTTGACATATTCCTTGACTTCTTCTTCTGTAAACTGATGCTGAACACCATCCCGTTTTACGTTGGGATTACCAAGATACGATTCATTCTGATTGGTCAGCATCAATCACCACTCCAGACTCTTGTTGGATAAGTCTTTGAAGGTCTGTCGTTGTTCCAACGAACAGATTATTGGTGGTGTTACCTAATTGTTTAGGTTCATCCTTTTTGTTAATGTCTTTGTTTTTCTTATTCAAGTCCATCAACTTGTCGTTGATATCAGCCATGTTTTTCATCATGTTTGATAATACTTCAAACGCACGAGGATGTTCACTCTCCCGAGCGACCTCCACCATCAGTTCAAGGCTCTCGCGTCCCTTTTCCAACAATTCATAATAGGTATCACGAGAATATTCGTAGTCATCTTTAATCTTTTTTTCTTCACTCATTAAGCACTATCCAGATTAGTTTCAATAAATCCATAATCACTATCCGCATTTACGGAAGTCGGGTCTGGTGTAATTTTTAGTGTTTTCACATACACATCACTATCGTTCAAACCAGCCTCTTGTAAGAAGAAGTTATTTCGAACATCGCGAATGATATTAGAGTTACTATCAGGCCCATACAGAGCAATCTTCATTTCGAAGTCTAGACTATATATGATAGTCCTTCTCTGTTCAACCGCACCCTCAAAGTCGTCCTGAAATGTTACACCCACAAGAGTGATTGGAACATCTTCGGTAAGGTCGGCAATATCAGAGAATGGTTTAATCGTCACTGAGTATTGAGGTGCGAAATATGGTAATATCTGTTCGACAACCTGAAGCGCATCGTCCTGTGACTTTGCGTAGATGTTCAGTTGGAACGAGATTGTATATGGTGTTGATGTATAGATTCTCTGACGTGTGGTGATACTATCACTAACCGCCTTTGAAATATTATTCATCTTAGGCAACTGACGAGTCTCGTCATATGCCATGTTTGTAATCTCGAAAGACATACGAGGTAGTTTGATTGCGACTCTGCGTTCTGCCGCTTCACCCTTATTCATCTCCTCAAGACGAGAGATAAAGTTTCTCTTTGGTGCGTATGCCAGAGGGACTTTTACCTGTGAGATAACCTCACCAGAACTATTTGTTCTCAGGACATGTAGATTATTGAACATTGACCCAAATACGGATACCGCAGTTCTTACTCTTTTATGATAGAAGTGAGTTCCAAACATTACGATATATCTCCAAATGGATTACTTTCTGAGAAGTCAAGGAAGTCAGATTCAAAGTCATCGAAGAATGTATTCTGCGAATCTTTCATAATCTCTTGTAACTCTTGAACCAATGTAGGTCTTGTTATAGCCCCTGATGTTTGACCCACAACATTTTCGGTTGTTGTAAAGGTATGGAACTTACCATCAGTTGCGCCTGCGTGAGCAACCTGTAGAATCTTATCTGAGTCTGACCAATCCGTGACCTCACCTTTCATATCATAATCTGTAAACCCTTGAATGATTGTTTCACCAACAGTAAAACCAACTGATGCGGAATCCATCGTCAAGGCATATTGGAAAGCACTTTCTACCTCAACCTCATCAATATCCGCAATATCTGTATCAAAGTCTTCATCGTTGTATTCAAACAACTCACAAGTCATACGGAATGTTGGTAGATTACTTAACTGATAGAAAGGAGTTTCTGTCTCGACCTTCTGAATCTGAAAGAGTGAATCTGATAGTGTGAGATAAATGAGGTCACCTTCACGAGGACGGAAGTTCTGAGAGTCAAGACGAGACCCAATAAGTTGTTTCCATCTTTTTCTTGAAACAATAAAGTTTGCTTGGTCGCGTAGTTCGATACCGAACTTTGTAAACAAGTCTCCCTCACCATCAAACGCTTCGGTGTTCTCAATATACATTTCTACCTTATAGGCAGAACCAAAACGTGACGGAACATCATCAAGAAAGACTCTATCCTTATTGACGATTTCTCTTGGAAGGTAATATACATCCTGACCATACATCTTGAGGGCTTCGATAGTGATGTCCTCGTAAAGTGTTTGTTCAGAACGAACTCCTTGTTTGAAATATGGGTTCGTTGCCATCTAGTTATCCCACAAAGAAATCTGGTGGTGTATCATATTCATTATATATTCTCTGACGAGCATTCTCAATCTCTGTTCTCGCATCTTCGATAATCTGACGACCATTCAACTGAACACCGCCAGGCAATACCATTCCTTCAAACTTGATAAGGTTTTGACCCCATTGTTCTTTGATGAGAGCAGTTGCGTAGTCTTTCAAAAACATATTATCGTATATTGAACCATTCGCGTTTAGATTCGCCGCGACATACATTTCAATCACAATCTTATCACCTGATTGTAAGTCACCCTTCGACCCCGCAATATCACCAAAGATATTTAGAGTTCTTCCGTTTCTACTAAACTGAATTTGTGGATGACCAGTCAGTTTTAGGTCAATGGTTGAAAGGTATTGTTGCATCTGTTCATAATATGCGAGGTCACCAATACCCGTCTGTAAGTCCCATAGGTCATTGAGACGCATTTGATATTTTACATCAAAGAAGTTTACACTTGAAGTTGAGTCATCGATAGGAAGAACGCGAACAACACTTAAAATATTATCGGCAGTGCTTTGAACGATTGAAGTGTCTAAATCAAAATCGATAAATCCACGGTCAACTATATCCTGTGTGATTGTCATGGTGACATACAATCTCTGGCTACCCTCAGCGACATATTCCGTGAATAGTTGTATCGCATCATTAATACGGTCTTCGATTTGTTCGTCCTCTACATTGACCTCAATGACAGGATGACCCAATCTGCGGAGACAGTAATCGATAAAATCGGTTCTACTTGTTATTCTACTATATGTTGACATTTATCTATTTATCCTTAGTTTAACAACGTGCCAGCATTATTATACACATTGATGCGATAATGTGAACCTTCTTGACCATCAAGTAAGTCGGCATCAAGTCCACTCGTTGTTCCATCAACAGTCTTGATTGCGGTCAAGAGTTCACTCGCAGTTGAATATGTTTCACTGAAATCAATGACACCCGTTGATGCGGTATAGGACAAGTCGCCTGTAGCAGAGATAGCATTTCTCGCATCACTATCAGCACGAGCGGATGTATAGTAAAGGTTTGTTGAACCTTCACTCAAATCATCTGTCGATTTCGTCCCAATCCTTACATCAAAATCACTATCTACTCTCGTTGTGGTGTAGTAAAGGTTTGTTCCTTCACTAAGATTAGTCGTTGACTTCGTTGCCAAACGAGTATCAAAATCACTATCTGCTCTTGCGGTAGTGTAATAGAGGTTCGTTCCTTCTGTCAGGTTTGTAGTTGAGAATGGGTCAAGCGTAATGACATCAGAGAAATCACTACCGCTTGTATTGATAGTAAGTGTTCCATTAGAACTATCAAAGTCTACACCTGTAATACCAGATACACCAATCGTTCCTGCACTATCAACAAAACCATTTGAGTCAATAGTCAGAACAGGAATCGCTGTAGCAGAACCATAAGTCCCAGCAGTGATTGTTGTGTGTGCGGTTCTATCAACCTCACCCGTCAGATTACCTGTGACATCACCCGTGACATTACCACTCAGTGCGGCAGTAATAGTTCCCGCAGTGAAGTTACCAGATACATCACGAGCAACAATCGTTGAACCCGTGTTTGCATCTGTCGCAGTAGTCGCAGAGTTCTGAACTTTACCCGCAGTAGAAATCGTTGCGAGTTTGGTATCAGCAATGTTTGCGGTTGCGTTGATATCGGAGTCTTTGATTACTCCCGCTGCTATATCAGTTACAAGTGTGACATTACCTGTTGCATCAAAGTTTACCGCAGAGGCCGTTATCTGACCCGTCAGAGCAAAATCACGACCAGTTTCAAGTGCGGATGCGGTAGAAGCATTACCTGTTACATCACCAGTCAAACTACCCTCAAACGCATCAGCAACCAGAGTCGCATAACTGGTTGACGAATCTTCCAGATTGATTACGCCTGTAGGTGTTGAGTCATACTCATCAAGAAGTTTCCATTTCTCGTCCGATACATCAAAGAACAGACCCATATGAGTATAACCGACACCAGTTCCACCTGTGTTTCTGTTTGTGAAGAAACCAGTGTCAACATTCACAGGAGATGCTGTGCCTGACCATCTGTCACCTGAATCGTGACCCGTAGTTGCACCAAACTCAACAGAGATGTTGTCAGCAGAGTGAATAAGTTGTGCATCACCCGTCATAGGTTCTTTAGTTAGAATAGGTGATGTGAATGTGCTATCATTACCAAGCGCAACCTCAAAGGTATCCACACCACCCGCACCAGTTCCTACACCATCAATACGGACATAGTAGGTCTGTGCTGTCGTTCCTGTAAAGTGACCAGCAAAGAACGCAT